ATATGGTTGTGCTGTTATTGCACAGGTCAAATTCAGTTGTGCTGACGGTGTTGGAGAAAGCAAATGCTTCGGTAATAGCCATGATTAGTCTTGGCTCCAGTAGGTCAGCGCCAGATAACCATTTGTGCCGCTGCCGCCATTTGCTGACCCGCCGCCGCCACCGCCGCCGCCACCGTACCCCGACGCATTGCCACCGTTTACGCCACCATTTCCCCCGGAGCCGCCACCACCCATGAGGCTATCTCCACCCATTCCACCGCCTCCCTGACTAATAGACCCAGTTGAATTGCCATTGCCAGAGTTGCTTAAAGAATACTGGCTTCCCGGCGTCACGCGATTACTACGCGCCCCCCCATTGGCTCCAGATGTTGCGGGAGTGGTGCTGGCGCCCCCACCGCCGCAACCACCTTGCCCAAAGAACACCCCGCCCCCGCCTGTTCCACCTAAATTTGAGCCGACATCGGCACCACTTGATCCGTTTGATGGCGTTGCTGCTGCTGCGCCTCCAGCGCCTCCAAGACCCAAGCCAACAGTGTTTGGAGCATTTGCGCCTGCCGCAGCGCCGTTACGCCCAGTCCCACTTGTAAACGTAGGCGTAGAGCCACCCCCAAACAATTTGAATTCCGTTCCCGGACCCGCTGTGTTGGCTTGCAGTCCAGCCACAGTTGTGTCACCGCCGTTTGTTGGACTGATGGTTGGCGTTCCTCCAGACCCACCCGCACCAACCAGCACCGTCAGGCTGGCCCCTTGGCGAACCAACAACGGGAAATTAAGGGCTCCGATACCACTTCCACCGCCTCCTCCTCCGCCTGATTGGGTTGCGTTGTTTGTCCCGCCGCTACCACCCCCACCAGCGCCAGTTCCAGTGGCAAATAATTGCGCCACACCATTCGGCACAACAAACGTCCAAGGGCCACTTGGGGATGTGCTATCAGTGACGCCATCAGTTTTAACGCCTGTGCCGCTAATGAACTCAACAATATGCTGCCTCAACGCTGGCGATCCGTAACTCATACCGTCACCCCCAGAATCCGATCAGCGTCTGCTTGGGTGATGTATCCCTGCGTAGCGCAGTAGTTGACGAAATACACAACGTCGGGGTCTTGCAGGTTCACATCCTCGGCCAGATCAAGCAACTGAAGCGCATCGACGATCACCGGATCGTTGGCTGCGCGAATAGCGATCCGCTGCTGGGCCGTGAAACTACGCAGGAACTCGAGCCTCGTCACGGGGCCGGGAGGCAGCACCACCACCGGAGCCTTGCTAAAGCCCACCCCGTCGTACAGATCACCGGGGCCGTACTGGGTCAGATCACCCGCACGCTCGATGCAGGTGTGGCCAGGGTAGAACTGCTGCGCCCGCTCGACGGAGTCCGCGCAGATGCAGTTCTCGATGACGCCGCCAGCGATCAGGAAAACGTCCAAGATCAGGCCCCGAAGGCGGTAATCGTGGCGCCGTTGGTGATCGACACGGTGTTGCCCGAGTTGATCGTGCCGCTGCTCAGCACCAGGTCACCCGAGGTGCCGGCGGTGCCTTGAATGACCGCGTTGGTCGAGGTGGCCGACGACGGGTAGATCCGAAAGTACCCAACGGTCCCGGTGTTGCCGGCCGTGCCCGCGGTCACATTGCTGATGGTCAGCACGCCCGAAGCGGTGGTGCCGAACTGCGTCACGTTGCCGGTCAGCGTGGCCAGCAAGGTGCCCGTGTCGGCGGTGGCGCAGGTGGCCGGCTGGGTGCCGGTCCAGATCTTGATCGTCGCCGAGGTGCCGCATTTGGTGACGAGGTCGTCCATCGCCGCGGTGCGGTGTGCTGTGCTGTACTGAATGGCCATGGTCTAGTCCTTACTGAATGCCGAGCGCACGGCCATCGGGGCCGCGGACGATGGTCTTGGGGCGGCGCATCTCTTCAACGGCCGCGGTGAGGTTTTGCAGCGTGGCCAGCAGCGCGGACTGCATGTCGGCGTGTCGAACATCAGCCGGGTCAGGGATGGGCTCGCCTTCCACGCTCACATCGGGCGGCAGCTCGCCCGTCGCACCGATGCGCGCCACGACGATCTTGGTGCGCGCGTCCAGCTCGGCTCGGTAGCGGTCGAATTCGAGCCGCTGCGACTCCATGGCGGCCTTCATCTGCGCTTCTTGGGCCTTCAGCTCAGCGTCCATCTGGGCCCGAAGCTGCTCGCGCTCGGCATCGCGTGCGTCGTTGGCGGCTTGCACCTCGAGCGATGACTGCATCTCGCGCAGCTTGGCCTCGGCCTGCAGCTGGATCTCGGTTTGCTTTAGCTGCGTTTGCGCCTGGAACTTCTGGGCGTCGGCCTGCAGGTCCATCTGCTTGAGCTGCAAAGCGGTCTGCGCGCTGACCTCTTCGGGGCTGGGCTTTGGAGGTTGAGGCGGGGCCTTGGCGGGGTCGCTGACGAACTTGTCGGCGTTCTTGAAGCCCATGGCCTTGATCAGCTCGCACGACGCTTGGTAGACGTTTTCGGGTGTCGTGATGCCGATCTGCAGGCCCTGCTGCTGCAACCCGAGCAGGGCGTTGAGGTGGGCGATCTGCTGGTCCTTGTTGCCGGTGCCCAGGCCCACGTTGATGCTGACGTCGAATCCGTTGCGCCACTCGCGCGGGTCCATGTTGACCCACTCACCACGCAGGCGGATGACCTGCTCCTTGTCGGTGTACTGACTCGTGAGCTTGAGCATCATGCGAAACAGGTCGCGAAACCCTTCGGCGAAGTTGCGCGCGATCAGGTCCAGGCGCATGTCGGCGCGGTTGGTCAGCACGTTGACGCCGGTGGCGGTCGAGTTGAGGCTGTCGCCGTCGGTGCCGCTGTTGTAGCGGGTCCAACCGGTGCTGTCTTCAAGGAAGCCCTGCATCGACTCCATCATCCCCATGCCGAGCGCTGAGTCACCGACCAGCGGCTCAAGCCGGCCGACGGCGCCGGGCTGCTTGACGCGCACGATGCCGCCAGGACGAGACACCAGCAAGTCGTCGAGGTTGACCTGGCCGTCCACCGCGAAGTAGCGGCCGTTCACCGCCAGGTTCTGGCTGTCGAGCATCCCGCGCAGGATGGTGGTCTTGATGCGCTGCGCGTCCATGGCCAGATCGGCAACAGACAGCCCAAAAAACTTGTGCGGCATCGGCACCGGCGTGATGCTCACGAACGGGGCGCAGTCGACAATCTCGTTTTCGAGGATCTGGTTGCCGGCGCGCAGCACCTTGCGCAATTCAGAGATGCCGTCGCCGTCGAAGTCGCACCGGATGTAGCACTCGGTCAGCCACACCACGCGCTGGCTTTGGTCCGCGCCGACCACGGTGTCGGCCTGTATGTAGGCCATCTCGTCGTCGTAGCTCAGGCGCTCGATGCGCTCGGCGTTGAGGCTGGTGGCTTGGTCGTCTCCGGAGATCTGGTCGACGTTCTTGTAGCCCATCGACTTCAGGTCGCTGATAGTGCGCGCCACGCGGTGGGCGCAAAACACGGCGGTGTCGATGGTCTTGGCCTGCCGGCTGATCAGGAACTCTTCCGGCGGCACGTTGTCCACGCGGACCTGGCCGCACTTGGTCGAGCGCTTGCAGGTGACGTCGTAGACCATCACGGGAGGCGCTTGCTGGATCTGCGCGATCTGCGCTTGGATCTGCTGCACGGCTTGGGCGGCTTGCGGATCTTGCGCGGCGGCTTGGCTGGCCTGCTCGAGCTGCAGGGTGAGGGTCTTGATGGCCTCGTCGCGCTGCTCTTGGTCTTCCTCGTCGGGGCGGGCGGCCTGCTCGGTGATGACGATCTCGTCGTCGTCCATCAGCTCGGCCAGCTCGACGTCGGACAGGCCGCGGTAGTCCTCGCGCTTGTCCTCGTGGCGGTCGTCCCACCACACCTTGATGATGCCGCGCTTGGACAGCAGCGCATCCTTCAGCCAGCGGTAGGTGATCCCCTCCCCGTCGTTCTTCTGATGGAAAAGGTAGTTGATGTAGTCGGTGGCCTGCTCGGCCTTGGCCTCGTCGCCGGGCTTTTGCGGCTCGAACGACACCACCTGCTCGGAGCCGGCGAACTTCACCATCAACTGGGGAAGCATGCTCTCGATGGTGTTGCGCACGTCAGGACTGACCACGGCCGAGCGTCCTTCGACCTCGGGAGGCGCCAAGTCACCAAACGCTTCGCCCAGGTAGTACTGCATCGCCTTTTGACGCTGCGCGGACAGCTTGCCGGAGTACCAGCCCACGGCCTGGCGCATCTGCTGGTCGGTGATCGACCGCAGGGTGTCTTCGGACATTCGTGCCATGGGTTACCTATGCGTAGCTCAGGCGCGGGTAGCTGATCGCCCCGCCCCAGGTTTCATTGCTCATCTGCGCCTCGCACATCGCCAGGTAGCGAAATGCGTCAGCGCCGTGTGATGCGTCGTCGTGCACCGGCTGCGTGAAAGCGCCGGTGCTGGCGTTCACGCCGTACTTGTAGTTCTGCAGGCAGTCGACCAGAACGTCGCAGCGGTGCTCGTCGAGGTAGACCCGCGGGAAGACCATGCGCGCCAGCTTGATGCCCTCGGCGACGTC